TTCATTTAAAAAAATACTTGAAGAAAATTTATAATTAGAAACTAAAATTATATAATTATTATTGTTCAAACATGATATCTCTTATTAAAATTAAAAATTCTTTCCAATTATTAATATAAAATCCTCTATTTATATATTTAACCATACGATTAATTGTTTTATTGGCACGATAATTAGAATATGAATCAGTTTCTTCTCCACACATTTTATTGATATATGTTGGTTGTATTGATAAAACAGAATAATCAGGCTTATCAATTGTATTTACAAAAGATTTGGTAGCAAAATCAAATCCTATAGCACATAGGTCAAAATCAAAATTTAATTTAATAAATTGGATCGGTTCAATATCCACAACTATCAATTGATATTTTTTCCAAACTTGTTTTGAATATCCATATTGATCACTAATTTCACATTTTGTTTTAATTTCTACAATTTTAACAATATTTTTCATATTGTATTTAGAATATTTATTTTCATTTGATTTATTTATAATAAAATCATTAGTTTTTATAAATTCATTAAATTCATTATCATTTATATACAAGTCAATGTCATTTGGTCTAAATGTTTTATCTGTAATATATCGTAAAATATTTGAACCTGCTACAACAACTCTAAATTTACTAAATAATTTTATTTCTTTATCAAAATAACATTTTAAATATTTTTCAGAATTTAAATTTAAATTTTTAATTGGGTTAAATGATTTTTGTTGTAATTGTTTGGGAAATCCAGTATTTATTAACCAATCCAAAATAAATTTATCTTTTTTTTTAAGTTCACATATGTTAGTCATAGAAATATAATTATTTTGTAATATATTAATTTTTTGAATAGATAAGCAATATTCATTATTCCAAAAATCCATAAAAAATGTTTCTTTTTTAAAAAACATTAATTCATTCAAATTGATTGAGTTATAAAATGTAAAATACTTAAATATAATATTATTTGATGAAGACTTGGATAAAAAATTATTAATTTTATGATTGTCAATACGAAATCTTGGTAATGTATATACACAAGGTGCTTTAAATTTAATGTGATTTAAAATTTCACAATTACATGTTCTACTATGAATTTCTTGATATACTGGTGTATTTTTTGGAATAATTATTGGAGTTAAATAATTACCGAATCCGGTAAATTGATGTAAATTTTCTAAATTGCAAAAATATAATCCTCCTCCACTACAGCATCCAGTAGGATTAAATTCATTTGTATCCACATTTAATCCTGGTTTATATTCAAATCCTTTTGAAATATTTTCATATTTTGTTAACTTGAAAAAAATTTTATATTTATAATCATTACACATTGATGTATAATGATAATTTTTATATTTATTGGTACATTCAATATATTTAGTGTCATCTTTGTATTCATTATAAATTTTATGATATAATACTGTCCATAATTCTTGGTTTGAAAATATTTCTATTGTCATATCTATATTTTCTTCAAGATATTTATATATATTAGGACTATCTAATATATTTTGTTCAATATATGTCATTTGTTTATCGTAATTTAGGGATTTTTTTATAAAAATTATTGTTTATTATATTTTTTTCAATTTTTTAATTTTTTTATAATAAAAGTTATTTTTTATTTGTTACTTTTTTAGCCAATTCTATAAGTAAATGAGGAGTTATTGGCTTTGATAATACTTGTTTATAATTTGTTAAAATAAATTTATTTATAAAATTATATGTATATTGAATTTGTTCACAAGAATCAGAACCAGCAATTGTTATTGAACCACTTTCAAAAACAAATATACTGACTGTTTTATTTAAATTTGGAATATTATATTTTATGTTAACACAAGCTTGTACATTTGGATCTAATAAAGCATCAAATCCATTTGCTACTAATAATTGTCTCAAAACATCTCTTTTAATTTGAAAACTAACATTAAAATTTGTATTTATCATATGAATATCAAACATATAAACATTTTGTATTTTTAAATGTTCATATGGATTTCCTTTATAATTATCCAAATTATAATTGAAAATAATATTATTGGGATCTAAATCTTTAACATTTTTTAAGAATTTTTTTTTTCAAATTGTTGATTTTTATTTATAATTGCTTTTGTTTTTTTTAATTTTTCAAACACTATTTCTAAACATTTTGATATATTACTTAAATGTTTACATCCTGTCATTTGTATTGAACCATTTATAAATAATTTAACGTTAATTGTTTTTTCTTTTTCTTTTTGTGTTAATTTATCAATATCTAATCCCATTAACATTGGGGTACTAAACATCAAAGATACTTGATTGAAAAAATCTTTTGTTACTTTTCTTTTTTTTTTTTTACTTGTTTTTGTTTTTTTAACATTAACTAAATTATTAATAATTCTATTACCATATTTTTTTCCAGTTAGTATTTCATCAAAGTCATTAAAATAATATGCAATATTTTCTACATCAAATAATACATTAATTTTGCAAGTTATTGTTGCTGTAGAGATTGGAAGATCATAAGGTAAATTGTAAGCATATAATTTCGCTTTATCTAAGCCACTTATTAATTCCGTCATAATATACTATATTTTTTATTTATAATAAAAATCAATTTTTTTAATATTTTATTTAATATATACAATAAAATATAAATAATGGAAAAAACACAAAATTATAATTTATTCAAAGAATCATTACTTACTACTAACAATACAAATGTTTTAGAATCAATAAATATTCAAACTATAGAAGTTAATAATAATCAAAATACCAAGTGTAATAATGTTGATAATATTGACATTTCTGAAATTCAATTAAAATATAATAATTTAAAAAAAAAAATTAATTTATTATGGAAAAAAATTGAATAAAAACAATTTATTTTTAATTAAAATTAATTAAAAATAATTAAGGATAAAACAAATTAAATTTTTAATTACAATATAATATACAATGAAAAAAAATTATTTTTTAACTATTGATGTCGGAACTAAAAATTTAGCAATTTGTGTATGTGAATATAAATCTGATTCTAATATTCTTTCAAGTAATATTATTGAAAGAATAAATATAATTGATTGGGAAATTATTGACGTATCTTATAAACCACTTTATTGTAAACAAGTTAAAAACAAAAGAGCAATTTGTAATTGTCAAAGTAAATATTACAGTTTAAAACCAGGTACTACATTACATTCTGAACCTGAAAATTTAATTGGCTATTGTAAAACTCATATTAAACAAATTAGGGAATATAATAAAAAAAAAGAAAATAAACATAATCAAATTAAAACTTGGTCCATTAGTTCTAATCCAATTTATAAAAATAATTTTTCAACTCAAATGGAAAAATTACTTATTGGATTAGAAAATTTTTTTAGTCGTATTATTTTGACACCATATCATTTTGTATTAAATAAATATTTAACAATTTCTAATTTAGATATTTATATTGAAAATCAACCAGTTTTTAAAAATCCAATTATGAAATCAATAAGTATTGGTATATATACATTTTTTTGTATGAAAAAAATCCTATATCCAAATTCAATTAATTCAATAAATTTTATTAATGCTACTACAAAAACAAAAGAAGATTTTGTCATTAAATTAAGTAAATTAGTTGGACTAGAATCTGAAATAAAAGATTTTGAAGTATATAAAAAGAGAAAAGATTTTTCGGAAGATATTGTTAATCAAATTATTCCAAAATTAAAATATAATAACGAATATATTAATAACATTATTTCAACTTCAAATTATGCTATTACTAAAAAAAAAGATGACCTTGCTGATACATTGTTATATCAAATTTATATAATAATGTATTTGCTCTAATTTATATTTGAAATATAATTATGTTTTTATTCGTCTATCTCAATTAGATTTTTGTTATCTTTTGGTTTAAGAATAATATTTTTATTATCATGAAATAAATTAATAGTATCTTTATAAACCATTTCTCTAAAATCTTTACATCTTTTAATTTGAGCTGTATTATTAGCATCCCCATTAGCTTGTTCATCTTCTAAATCATCCAAATGCTCTAAATCACATAAATCAACATATTTTTTACTTGTATTAAGACGTGATTTTGCTTGAAGATTATTCATATAAATTTGTTTTAATTCATCTAATATTGTTTTAGAATGAGAAATAACACCGTCAATCACTAAATTAATCATTTGAATATTATCAGTTTTCCATTTACCATTATTATAAATTTTAACATATCCACGATTTTTATCTGTGATAACAATGTTATGATATTCTGGAAGAGATTCATTTATGTAAATATTTTCTATCATTTGAAGAATTATTGCTTTTCCATACAATCTAGGATTCATAATTGGTTGAACAAATAATTTTTTATCAACATTTGCCAAATCCATATTATTAAAATTAATAATATTATTATTTACTATGTTTATTTGTTCTATGTTTATATTTGATTTTATTTTCTTTTCTTTCAATTGAGTTTTAATACGTTCATTATCTTTTTTAAGTTCTTTATTTTCTTTTTTTAATTCTTCTAATTGATCTAAAATGTAATTTATTTGATTAATATTTTTATTTGAATTTAAATCTTGATTATTTTTTTCTTTACATCTTCCATCTAAATGTCTATCCAATCCATATTTTCTAGCAAATGTTTTTAAACAATAAACACATTGATTTTTTATGTCTGTTTTATTTTCATCATTATTATCATTAATATTATTAGTATTATTATTTATATCAACATATAAAAAATTTTTATTTTCTTGTTCAATTTCTTCTACATCTTCTTTTTTATCTACTTCATTATTATTTAAAATACACGGTTTTTTTTTATTTTGATGTGTTTCATAATGATCTTTTCTATTACCAAAATTTTTACCACATTTACAAATATATATTATATATGGTTTTAATATTTTTTTACCCATTTATTATATATAACTGTTATATTTTTAAATTGTTTTTAGGTATTTTTATTATTTTTTTTAGGTATTTTTTATATTTTTGGAGTAACTTAGGTAAATTTATATTATTATGGTATTTTTTGGAGTTATTTTTATATACATATAACTTTTTATTTTATTA